CAAATACAATAGGGACAATGGCACAAATCATACTAAATACACATTAGTAAGGAAATTAATAAGGAGGAATAAAAATGACTTGGGAAATAATTAACAACACCACACAAGCTGTTCTAGCTTATGAATGTAAGTATTGCGATAGTCCGATTATGTGCTTGGCTTTTGAAACCAACAAACGACTGCATTTAGATACTAAGCGTTGCACTTGCTCTAACTTTATGTGCAAGATGCATGACAAAGAGCATGAACTATTTGATCTGATGATTGGAGGAAGTAGTGATTGAATTAATCCTTAT